TCTGAATCGCGAATAAAAAAAATCCAAACTGGAATTTATAACCCTGTCTTTTTGATGGGGTTTTTTATTGACATTTGTGTATAACAAATCTTTTATTTATCTTGGTCTAAATTTAAAATTAATATTATGAAAACACTTATTAAAAACATCGAAAAACTAAACGACAAAATTTCACTTTCGGAAGATTTACGAAAAAAAGAATATTTACAAGCTGAAGAAAAGTTGATAGACGCTTCAACAAGTTACCATTGTAACTTAGTCAGAGAGATTTGGAATCTTCTTGACGAAAAGATTCAAAACACTTGCAACATTTTTATTGACACGCAAGAACACTATGTTGATTTAAATTGTGCAAGAGCTTTTTATCACGAAGTTATCAGCCAAAACATTTGGCTTGGCAGAGATTTAAATGACAACTTTGAAGCGTTTAACACTGATACGAAACTTCAAACTGATAGAAAATTCATCATTTCAATTAAACAAAATTTCGCTAAGAAAAAATTAGTTGTCAATTTAAAACTCATAACACCTTGTGATTTTATCACAAGAGCATCAGCAGGAACAATGTTCACTCAACAAGAAATTGACAGAGAAGAAGAAGAAGGTTTCAGTTATGGTGCTTACAACGAAGATTATAAACTTAAAGTTGCAAAAACTCTTGAAATGCAAAATTATTTTGCAGATACAAAGGTCAAACTCGTGAATGATATTCAAGAAATCTTAGAAGAAGAAAACTGGTTGTCAATTGCAAAAAAGAACGCAAACAAATTTGTAAATCAAACAAGGGATATTTTTTATGATTTAGAAAAACAATATAAAAATCAAATTGAAACCTTGAAAAAAGACTATGTCTCTGAATTAGTTGGAAGCTCAATTGAACTACCATCCAATATGGAGTTGTCTGTTCCAGTAAATAAAATAAGAACATTTCACGCAATCACTAAAATGGAATTGCTTAAAAAAACCCAAAAAGGTTACAAGGTCAATTTATACACAAGTGCAGATGTGTATAAACAAATTGAAGATAAAAGTAAGTTTGTATTACGAGCTAAGGATGTCATTCTAAAAGAAGTAGTTGTAGAAGATTTTTTTGACACTGCTCTTTATGTTTCTATAAATCAAGATAAAATAGAATTACATAAGACCATAGAAGATTGGAGAAAAGAAAACCATAAACTTCTTCATCAAGCTCAAATGAGTTCACACATCAAGATTACTGAACTGAAATCATTTAGAAAATTGTATGACACTGTTAAAGGTGTATATTTCCAAAGAGCTATTAGATACTATCGAAAAGGTTACGAAAATGCCTTTAAAATCCAACGCGGGTTGATTTGGCAAAATTTCGACTATTATTTAACAACACATTTCAGTGACTTAAGAAATGCTGAAACAAGTTGAAAATATAAAGTAGATTCTAATTAATTTAAAGCCACTCATTAGAGTGGTTTTTTTTTGTGCAAAAAGAAAGTATTTTTACGATATATTATTATGAAGATTATAACTTTAGCAAGTTCTCAAACATTTCAAGTCATACCAAGAAATTATGTTTCAAACGTGAATATTGTGATTAGAGACGAACAGTTGAATAAAGATTTTACGTTTAGCACAACCGCGTCAACAAGCAGAGATATTTTGAGTTTTACAACAACTTATACTTCAAGCGGAAGCAGTATTTTCAAAGAAGGTCGATTTTATGACTTGACTGTAAAAGACTCGAGTGATAATATTATTTATAAAGACAAAATATTTTCGACCGCTCAGACAATAAATCAATCAAACAATAACTATTATGATATAAACAAAGATGAATATGATTTTGACGACGCGACAAGTTCTCACGACACTGAATACATAATAGTATGAGCGATATAAGATTTATTCAATTAAATAGTTATACAACACCAAAAGTTACGGAAGTTAAAAATCGTGATTTTGTTTCTTATGGTGAAGATAATAATTACTTTCAGTATTTGATAGATAGATACAACGGAAGTCCTACAAACAACGCAATTATCAACGCCATTTCAGAAATGATTTATGGAAAAGGATTGGACGCAACTGATAGCAGTAGAAAGCCAGACCAATATGCTCAAATGATTTCACTTTTTAAAAGCGACGTGATTAGAAAAGCGTGTTATGATTTAAAACTGATGGGTCAGTGTGCTTTGCAAATTATCTATTCAAAAGATAGAAAACGAATTGCACAAGTTGCTCATATACCAGTTGAAACTCTACGAGCTGAAAAAGCAGGTTCAAAAGGTGAAGTAGAAGCATATTATTATTTTAAAGATTGGAGTAAATACAAATACAACGATACATTAAAAAGAATACCAGCTTTTCAAACAAGTCAAGAGAATATCGAAATAATGTATATTAAACCATACAAAGCTGGATTTTTTTATTATTCACCAGTGTCATATCAAGGGGGGTTACAGTATGCCGAGCTTGAAGAAGAAATTGGAAATTTCCATTTAAATAACATTATGAACGGTATGTCGCCAAGTATGTTGATTAACTTCAACAATGGTGTGCCAAATGAAGAAGAAAGAGAGCTTATTGAACAACGTATTTACAAGAAATTTTCGTCAAGTAGTAATGCGGGAAAATTTATTTTAGCTTTTAATGACAATCCAGACACAGCCGCAAGTATTGAGCCAGTTCAATTGTCGGATGCTCATCAACAATATCAATTTTTAAGTGAAGAAAGCTCAAAAAAAATAATGGTTTCTCATCGTGTAGTGAGTCCAATGTTGTTTGGAGTAAAAGACAAAACTGGATTGGGAAACAACGCTGAAGAAATACAAACAGCTTCTACGCTTATGGACAACACTGTCATTCGTCCGTTTCAAAGACTTTTAATTGACTGTTTAGACCAAATACTAGCTTACAACAATATATCGCTTAATTTATACTTTAAAACGCTTCAACCGCTCGAATTTACAGACCTTGAAAACGTTGAAGATGAAGAGACAAAAGAAGAAGAGACAGGTGTAAAATTAAAAAAGCAAGTTTGCAACCACAACGATGTTTCTTTGAGTAAAGAAGTAATGTCACAAATTGCAGACGACTTAATCTCAAAAGGAGAAGAATATGGTGATGATTGGATTTTGGTCGACGAACAACCAGCGTTAGAAGATGAAACACAAATTCAAGATTATTTTGCGTTTGCTAAAGTAGTAAGTGGTGATGCAAGAAAAAGAAGCACGCAAGACACCGATATTTTTAGAGTAAGATATGCTTATACAGCAGGTAGAAAAACAGAAGGTAAATCCCGAGAGTTTTGTAAAAAAATGTTAGCAGCAAATAAAGTTTATCGTATGGAAGATTTAAACAAACAAAGCACCGCAAACTCAGAGCTAGCACCAAAAGGAGAAAATTCTTATAACATATTTTTATACAAAGGCGGAGTGAATTGTAGTCATTACTGGATGAGAAGAATTTATTTGAAAAAAGGAAACAAAAAAATATCGGTTACAAGAGCTAGACAAATCATCAGCGAATTACCTAAAAACCAAAGAAAAGGTGCAAAATTTGAAACAAATCCACCAGAAGTTGCACAAATAGCGTCAAACAAAAATAACAACTGGAGAATTAATTAAATATGGCTACTGCTCTTTTCATAAAACCAATTGATTTAAAAAGAAACTCTATTGTTGACGGTTCAGTAGATGTTGACAAATTTCTTGGCTTTATAAAGCTGTCTCAAGAAATACACATTAGAAATTATTTAGGTACTGATTTATACAATGACTTACAAACGAAAATTATTGGTGACACTCTTACCACTGCCGACACGACTTTGATAAACACATATATTCAGCCGATGCTCATTCATTTTGCTATGGTCGATTACTTACCTTTTGCATCTTATCAAGTAAAAAATGGTGGAGTTTTTAAACACACAAGTGAAAATAGTGAAAGCGTAAGTAAAGAAGAATTAGATTATTTGATTGCAAAGCATAGAAATTTTGCAGAATATTATACAAGAAGATTTATCGACTTTATGACTTTTAATCAAAGTACTTACCCAAAATACAACAGCAATACCAACGACGATATACATCCAGATAAAGACAGTTTGTTTAATGGTTGGCAATTATGAGATATAAACCTAAAAATGAAGATATTAAAAAATTAAAAGTTTATTTAGAATATGGCAAGTTTATTAAATCAGCAAATAAATCAGACATATGTAGCTCTATTAAAAACGACGGACAACGTAGTTTTAAGTAGTACAGAGCAAGTCATTACTGATGGTTCTGGAAATGCTTCCACGATTCGTTTAAGCACAAGTGGCGTTGGAATTGGTGGTAGTGTAAGCTCTGGTGTTGCTTTGGCTGTAACAGGTAGTGTGACAATTTCTTCCAATTTGACCGTAGCTGGTACACTTACAACAGTAAATACTACCGATTTAGATGTCAAAGACCCATTAATAAAATTAGCAAAAGACAATCTTGCCAATATCAGCAATATTGGATTTTACGGACAATATTCCACAAACGGAAGTACAGCATTATACGCAGGACTTTACAGAGATTTTTCTGATGGCGTTTTTAAATTATTTAAAGATTCATCAACAGAACCAACATCGACTGGAAATATATCAACTGGCTTGGGTTATGCGTTGGCAGATTTAAGACTTGGAAATTTAGTTTTGCCAGATAATGCTCAATTAAAACTTGGAGACAATACCGACTTAAAAATATCACACAATGGAACTGACTCATCAATCACAAATGAAACTGGTCATTTAAAAATAGAAAATAATGCAAATGACAAAGACATCATATTTTCTAACGATGACGGAGCTGGCGGACTTACTGAATATTTTCGTTTAGATGGTAGTTT